AAGATGAAGAGTATCGTGTCTGGTATGTGGGTGTAACAAGAACGATACAAAATTTATACTTAGTAAAATGTAATAACAAACGAAAGGAGTTTTTAATATGAGTGCATACAAAAAACAAATCGGAGGATCACATTATAAATCGATGGCCATGCAGCCAAGTGAGTTTATAAATAAGAACAGGTTGCCCTTTGCAGAAGGATCAGCTATAAAGTACATATGCAGACATGCAGCGAAAGGGAAAGAGCAAGACATTGATAAAGCAATTCATTACTTAGAAATGATAAAAGAAAGGGACTATAAATGATATTCAAGGCACAAACAGAATGGGTTAAACCTACAGAGTTTCCAGACCTACGTCACGCAGATGAGATTGCAATTGACTTAGAAACACATGATCCAGAACTAAAAAAGCTAGGAACAGGTTCTATTGTGGGTAGAGGTAAAGTTGTAGGTATAGCTGTAGCCACAGATGGATATTCTGGATACTTTCCATTTGATCACGAAGGTGGTGGCAATCTTGATAAAGATTTAGTTATGAAATGGTTTAAAGATATTTGCGAATCAACGGCAGATAAAATATTTCACAATGCAATGTATGATGTTTGTTGGATAAGAGCTATGGGTTTTAAAATAAATGGTAGAATCTATGACACTATGATTGCAGCATCATTGGTAAATGAAAATAGATATAGATTTGATTTAAACAGTTTAGGTTGGGATTACGTTGGCCAAGGTAAAAACGAAACAGAATTAAACAATGCAGCAAAAGAATGGGGTGTAGATCCTAAAGCAGACATGTGGAAATTACCCGCATTATATGTAGGTAATTATGCAGAAAGGGATGCAGAGCTTACCTATGCTTTATGGAGAGTTATGCAAAAAGAAATTAGCAGTCAGGATCTAGGTTCTATATTTGATTTAGAGACAGATTTATTTCCATGTTTAGTTGATATGAGATTTAAAGGGGTTCGGGTCGATACCGAATCCGCTCATAAATTGAAACAACAATTAAGTGAACAAGAAAAACAATTGTTATTAGAAGTAACAAAAGAAACAGGACAAGAGTGTCAAATATGGGCTGCACGTAGCATTGCCAAAGTTTTTGACAAGTTAAAATTACCTTATGAAAGAACTGAGAAAACACAGGCACCATCATTTACTAAAAACTTTTTGTCTAATCATCAACATCCTTTAGTTAAGAAGATAGCAAAAGCTAGAGAAATAAACAAGGCACATACAACATTTATAGACACAATTATAAGATACGAACATAAAGGTAGAATACACGCTGATATTAACCAGATAAGATCTGATCAAGGTGGCACAGTCACTGGTAGATTTTCATATTCTAATCCTAATTTACAACAAATTCCTGCTCGTAACAAAGATCTTGGTCCATTGATCCGATCCCTTTTTGTACCAGAATCAGGTTGCGAGTGGGGATGCTTTGACTACAGTCAACAAGAACCAAGACTTGTAGTTCATTATGCATCCTTAGATCAAGACACAAGTGTGTTTAGTGTTAAAGAAGCCTATGATGAAGGTGATGCAGACTTTCACACTATCGTTGCAAAGATGGCAGACATACCAAGAACAGCTGCAAAGACAATTAATTTAGGATTGTTTTACGGTATGGGTAAAGCAAAACTGCAGGCAGAGTTAGGTGTAAGTAAAGATAAAGCTGAAGAACTATTTAATATTTATCATGAAAGAGTTCCGTTTGTAAAATCTTTGATGAGATCTGTATCTAACAGAGCACAGCAACGTGGACAGATAAGAACTTTACTTGGAAGATTATGTCGTTTTCATTTATGGGAACCAAATACTTTTGGTATGCACAAAGCATTACCATTTGAACAAGCTGTCCAGGAACATGGACCAGGCATCAAGAGGGCTTATACTTACAAAGCATTAAATAAATTAATACAAGGATCAGCAGCAGACATGACAAAAAAATCTATGTTAGATTTATACAAAGAAGGCATTGTAGCGCACATACAAATACATGATGAATTAGATATTTCTGTAGAATCACCAGAGCAAGCTAAAAAAATTGTTGAGATTATGGAAAATGCTGTTAAGTTGGAGATCCCAAACAAAGTAGACTACGAATCAGGAAAAAATTGGGGAACAATAAATGATTAATTATGGCTTACTTAAACGCAAACATTCCAGTAGAATATGCACAAATAAAAAGGGAATATCTTTATGACCTTAGAAAACATCACGGCGAAGTTGAAGACTGTATTATCTTTGGTATGTCGTCTATTACAGGTAAGTCAATCTTATTTCATTGCATTATGGAAAATGGTGCGATCTTCTACCGTTTACCAATTACTGCTTTTATTCAAAGAGGGTTTAAACCAGAAGAAGTTCCTAGGCGTAGACTTGATGAGTTACAGCTTTGGAATTGTTTCAGTTATTATCCTTCTGTGCATTCTTGGGATATCTTAGACGGACAAGCTGGTAAATACATTGGTAAAGATAAGAAATGGCATCCTGGTAAATACTTATTTACAGTTGACTTTGCACACCCAGAGAGTAATATATTAGATACCGATCATTCGGAAATCCCGCACGAACATAAGTGCGCACATATCATAGCCCTTGACGATGGGAACTATGCAGCACAACCTAACAACAGATGTATATGGGATATACCTTCGTTTACAGTAAAAGATAATATTCCAGATTGGAAAGTCCAAACATCTGAATGGAACGTTGAGAATACAAGTAAATGGAAAACAGAAGATACCGATAACTTCTTCTATGAAATTGAGGAGAAAAAACATGATTAAAAAAATATGGAATAAAATCAAAGACCTATGGGATAAATGGGTTAACTGGATTTTCAAAGGGTTTTATAAGTAATGACTAAGACCTGTAAAGAATGTAATCACGAATGCCATTGTTCAGAAGATCTTCATGCAGATGAATATGGCGTTTGTGTCTGTGAGAAATGTGAGTGCTGATGAACAAAATAAGTTTGCTTTTAGCATTAGTAATTATATTTATAGGTGTAACTAGTAAAGTACACAGCGCAGAAACACAGACAAATGTAAGTGGATCTAATACAAGTATTGAAGGTGGGTACACAGGTGGTGCAACAACGTACCAGTCTGGGTCTTCTTCTAGCACAACTACAAATAGTACAAGTAATTCTAATATACGATCAGCACCGCCAACAGCGTCAGCACCGTCATACAACTCTATGACACAAGATGTATGTAGCACAGGTGCATCAGCAGGGTTACAAACATTTGGTTTAGGTATAACGGGTGGTAAACATTTTATTGATAAAAATTGTGAAAGATTAAAGTTATCCAGAATACTAAATGATTTTGGTATGAAAGTTGCAGCTGTAGCCATTTTATGTCAAGATGAGAGAGTGTTTGAATCTATGATACAAGCAGGTACACCATGTCCTATAGACGGTAAGATAGGTAAAGATGCACTAACATTGTGGAGTAAATACGACCACGAAAGACCAGATTATAAAACATATGTTAAGCGTATGAAAAAAAGAGAAAAAATAGATAAAGAAAACGAAATTAAAATTGAGAAATTAAAACCTCTTGATAATGCAAAAAATTAAACCAATTATAATAGCATTCTTTGTTTTGTATTTTGTAATACAATGCACAATAGCTAAAGCAGAAAACGATACTGCAACTACAGGAAACATACTACCTAACGCAGGCACAACATCTTCTTCACGAGATAATTTTGATTTAGATGGTGTTCAATCTGGGTCTACAGGTGCACTAGGAAACAATTCTACACACAATGGTTTTGATATAACTTGTCCGACACAAGTTAATAATGCCTGTGGTACAGCGTTTAGTGGTGAACTAGAAACAAGCTATCAAATGAAAGTTGGTGCAAGTGGAACATTACTTGATATAGATGGTGTTGAAAATGGCACAACTTATACATCAACGCAAAAAAAATTAGATGGTGGTATACAATTAAATTCTTATTTTTCGATACAAAACTGTGAGGATGGTAATAGTTCTTATAGCTGTGGTGTATCATCAGGCGCAGAGGATAGTTATAAACTGCATGTAAAAATTAAAGACGCACAAGGTAATACATTAGCACAAATGACAACTACAAGACTTGAAGATGCAGGGTATAATGCTAACAGCAGACAATTCCAAGACAATCTAGTTTGGAATGGTACAGGCGGAGCAAGTTATGAATGGTATTGGGAAGGTTATGATGGATCACTAAATACAAATACATCTAATCTAGGACCTAACTTACTAGGTGCAGAGTTGCTATTAGATTTTCCAATAGATGATCATGAACCATTATCAACACAAGAAATAGCAGATATTAACGCAGCATTAAACACAACAGAACTTACAGAGAATGAGATCTATGACATTATATCTGGATTAGAGTCTATGATTGAAGAAGAGTTTTTTGCATCAGGTAATTTAGAAGAAGGTACAAGGCTAGAATTAAGTATTGAAGAAACAGGTTTGACATTTGAAATAGCATCTAAAGAGACTGGCGCTATTGTAATGGAGTCACCAATGGTAGCACAGATTATGGAAGAAATGCCTATACAAACATTAAAAGAAGAAATGGTTACAATGATTCAAGAAGAGAGTAAAACATTTATGGAAGCCCTGGAAACACCTAAAGAAGAAAAATCTGTAAAAACAGTAAAAGAGGAGATGACAAATGAACCAAAGCAAAAGCAAGCGATTGCACAACAGCCTAAAGAAACGATTACAAAGGAAGAACCTAAAAAAAATGCTCCAAGAGAAACCGTTAAAACGGAAAAGAAACCCAATAGCAAGGGCACTGTTAAGTCTACCAGAACTCAGGCAGCAGGTGACAAGGAGCAAGAAGCTATACAAGAGGGTAAAGCTAAGGTTGCAAACATTGCTAGAGTAATGAAGAAAATAGATCAGAATATTAAAGACAAATCTAAAAATTTGCAAATAAAAAATTTAATAAAAATAGATGCAATGACTAGTGACCAAGTGTCATTAAACGTGTATAATGTTCCGTTTTATAAACCAAAAGATATTTATCTAGATCAGCTAAATATGCAAGATAATAGGCTAATATACGAAAATGTGAGTCTTGCAAGTTATGTTGAAAATGATAAGATTAACATTAACAAGAAAAAACTTAATGAGATACAGTTTAAGAAACAACAAATCTTATTAGAATTAGAGAGGTTACGTAATGGATAAATTAAAAAATAATCTAGCATCAATTGCTGCGCTTATAGCAGCTGTAGTTGCAATAGGTGGTGGCTTTGCAAAGTTT